GAAGAGAAGGAATTACGTTTCTACAAGTCAACAACATGGACAAAGCTTTCAAAGTCATTCAGGTTGCGCAATCCAACTTGTGCTAGCTGTTTGAAACGTGGGATTATTCGTCAAGCTGTGCTTGTTGATCATATTGAGCCAATCAAAACAGCTTATGGTTGGCAACACAGGCTTGATGAGAGCAATTTACAAAGCTTATGTCAGACTTGTCATAACGCTAAGACCGCACGGGAGGTAGCACAACGCCGAATGAGATCCCCCGACAGATCGACCCCCGCCCCAAAATTTTAGAGCGAAAGAACGGTCGGCCTCTTTTCTTTTCGATGAATACCGAAAATCACAGAACCTATGTATAATCAATGTGTTATAATTATAATAGGTATAAACGAATACAAATTCAGAAAGGACGTTACACATGGGAGCACCCCTAAAATCAGTGACTAACCTAAGTGCACATTTATCCAAAAAACAGTTAGCTGATCGTGTTGCCTCTGAAAAAGCACTGTTCACTTACAAAGAATTGCAAGTACAGCCCCCTACATGGCTTGATGACTATGCTGTGACCGAGTGGCAGCGTATTGTACCATTGCTCAAAAAAGACATTCCAGTGAGTGAACTAGATGCTGCCCTGATTGCCAGTCATTGCCAAGCCTATTCTGACATTCAGAAAGCTGCCGAGCTGGTTCAAGAACAAGGCATGATGGTTGAAACTGGAGACAACTTTAAAGCAAACCCAGCAGTTAAAATGAAGCTGGATGCCACAAATCAAATGATGCGCATTGACGATGTATTGGGATTGTCAGTGTATAGTCGGGCGAAACTTGCCTTAAAGAGTGAGACTAAGAAGAAGCCTGACGATCCGTTCGCGGAGCTGGTGTCATCGTGAACTATGCGACTGAATATACCGACAAGGTGCTAAGCGGTGAGATTGTTGCCGGTAAAAAGATTAAGCAAGCAGCAAGACGTTATCGCAGAGACTTGAAAGCCAGCAAGCGCAAAAAGAATCCGTGGCCGTATTACTTTGATGAGGACTTTGCCAACAAAGCCGTTGAGTTTATAGAACTGATGCCGGCACGTGATGGGTCACCACTCAAGCTAGAACTTTTCCAAAAATATTTGATCTCAGAGCTTTTCGGGTGGAGAGACAAAGAAACCGGAAATCGTCGTTATGATCGAGCCTACATCAGCATGGCGCGCAAGAATGGTAAGAGCTTCCTGATGGCTGATCTAGGCGCGCTGTATCTCCTCATGGAAAACAAGCCAGCCATGAACCGCGAAATCGTCTACACAGCCAACAGTAACGCCCAAGCCCACTTAGCCTTTGATATGCTGTCTAGTGGTTTGCGTCAGGTCTCTAAGGTGTCTAGGTCAGTGCGTGATCGTTTGAAGATCAACCGTAACGAAATCATCGACTTGCCGAGCAACAGTCGAGCTGTTCCGCTTGCGTCTGATCTGCACAGCCTAGATGGTTATCAAAGTGACTTGGCTATTATTGATGAGTTCGCCTTAGCTCGTACCGATGAGATTCTACGAACACTCAAATCTGGCCAGATCAACAGTGACAATAGTTTACTAGCCGTCATCTCAACTACGGGGCCAGACCTGAATGGCCCTATGTATAAAGAATATAAATTTGTCTCCAAAATCTTAACCGGTCGCGAACAAGCTGATCGGTATTTTATTGCCATTTTTGAGCAGGATAGCAAGGATGAAGCCTTTGCGCCAGAGACTTGGGAGAAGTCCAATCCACTACTAGCTAATGCTGAAAGAGCGAAGACAATGCGGCCTAGCTTGCAAGCTGATGTTGATCTAGCAGCCAAGCAAGGAACCCTAAGGCCACTTCTCGTCAAGAACTTTAACACTTGGCAATCAGCCAGAGCAGACAGTTACATCAGTCTTGACGACTGGGAGAAAGCCACTATCGAGCCACCAGACACTAGAGACAAGGACGTGTATATCGGTCTTGACCTTTCCAAGTCTAGCGACCTGACTAGTATCTCGTGGCTGGTTCCAGAAGATGGCTACCTGTATGCTGACAGCCACTCATTCGTGGGTACTAAGTATGGACTGGAAGAAAAGATCAAGCGTGACGGGTTCGATTACATTAGTGGTGCTAGTCGAGGTGAGTGCAACATTACCAAACTTGATAGCGGCATGATCGACTATGACGAGGTGCTACGCTTCATTCTCGACCTGATCGAACGGAACCAGTGGAACGTGCGTGCCATCTGTTATGATCCCTTCGCCATGGGCTACCTGATTCCAGAATTTGAAAAACGCGATTTGCCACTGCTTGAGGTGCGACAAGGTGTTAGAACACTTTCAATTCCGACAACTCGTTTTCGTGATGATCTCTTCAATGGCCAGTTAAAGCACCCTGATAATCAGTTACTGGCCTATGCCGTTAATAACGCCATTCTGAAATATGACGCTAACAACAATCCAATTATCGATAAGGCCCACAACGCTACGAAGATTGACCCCGTAGCCGCACTGATGAATGCTTACACAATTGCAATGGATCAAAACAAGGAAAGCGAGGTAGCAGACAATGACTTTTATTCGAGCGATGACTTTAGTTTTTAATATGCAGACCGTGCTGTTACTACTGGGACTGATCTGTATGGTTGTCGGTATCTGGTGGCTGTTCGGGTTTGGTGTTGGTATGTTAGCAGTCGGCACGGCCCTGATCTCCATCGCAGTCATTATCAACTTCAACAAAGGGAGGTGAAACAATGAGCTTTTTCACGAATAGCGCGACACAACCACGCGATGACAACAGCGACCCGTTCTTAGATGCGCTTGTCAGCATGACCAGCAACGACAGTGGCCTATATGTGGGGATTGGTGCTTTACGTAATTCGGATGTATTTACGGCCGTGCGCGTGATTGCCAGTGATCTTGCAACCAATCCGATTGAATACAGTGACAAGCGCATCAGCGTGCTCCTTAACAAGGCACCCAATGACCACATGACCGCGTGGGGGTTCAAGTTTGCCCTAGCTGCTAACATGTTGCTGAATGGTAACAGCTTTGCACGGGTTACTAAGAATCCTAGCGGACAAGTCACTGGCTTCGAGTTAGTCCCCAACAGTCAAATGGTGGTTAAACAAGACGATACAACCGGCATTATCAGTTACGAATACACGCCCGACAGTGGCCGCTCACAGCGTTTAAATGCCAGCGAGGTCTTACACTTCAAGTGCTTCACACAAGACGGTTACAAAGGACTATCACCGCTTTATAGCCTCCATGATGAGATTGGGGTACAAAAGTCTGGACATGCGTTACTGAAGGGATTCTTTAACTCCGGTGTCCAAGGGACAGGCATTCTTAAGGTCAACAAGACCCAGTTAGACACCAAGGCCAAAGAAAACATCCGCAATAAATTTGAAGCTGCCAACAGTGGTGATAATGCCCTCAAGACCATCATTCTCGACAATGATATGGACTACAAGCAACTCGAAGTTAATACTGACGTGCTGAATCTAGTCAATTCTAGCGATTGGACAACGAAGCAGATTGCCAAAGCGTTCGGGTTGCCACTGGATCGGCTGGGTATCGAAAGCGAGCACTCTAATGCCGTACAGTCTAACGTGATGTACTTGCAAAACACGCTGATTCAGTATTTTACCTGCTTCACAAGTGAGATGGATGCCAAACTGTCCACAGGTGACAACCGGTTCAGCTTCAACACTGACAAGCTGTTTTCAGCGGACCCAGCCACGATGCAAGAACTAGCAGTTAAGGGGCTGCAAGGCGGTGTTCTGACCACTAATGAAGCACGAGCCAAGTTAAATCTGCCACCAATTACCGGCGGAGATGAAATTATGGCCAGTCTGAACTACACGCCACTAAGCAACCTGACAAGCTATCAAAACACAAGACAAAGGAGTGATCCAGAAAATGAATCAAGATGACGTAGAAAAACGCCTGAATCCTGACGCTGATCTGGCTGCCGCCGATGCGACTAAAACAGACGACGATCAAGATAAGGCTAAAACCGGTTCAAAGAAACTAAGTGGTTATGCAGTAGTTTTCAATAGCCCAAGTAAAGATCTCGGTGGCTTTAAAGAAGTCGTTGATCCGCACGCCTTCGATGATGTGGACTTATCAGACGTCTATATGGTTTCAAACCATGATTTTAGTCAAGTCTTAGCCAGCACCAAGGCCGGAACCTTGACCTTAAACGTGGATAATAAAGGATTGCAGTTTGAAGCAACCTTACCCGATACGACCACAGCTAACGATGCTTATAACAATGTCCAAGCTGGTAATTTATCAGCCATGAGTTTTACTTTCAATGCTGCTCCAGACGGTGACACGTTCACTAAAGACGACAGCGGGCAAGTGATCCGTACCATCAAGCAAGTAAAGAGCTTGTTTGACGTCTCACTGGTAGCTATTCCAGCGTATGACAATACCAACGTCCAAGTGGACAAACGCAGCTACACTGAGTGGCTGAAAGACCATGTAGAAGATCCAGAACAGCAACTACCACCAACCGAAAAACGAAAGGGAGTCAATCACATGACCGAAAAAACAATTATCGACAACAAAGAACATACCGAATCTCGCGCTTACGAAGACTACATCCGCAGCATGGGTGAACAACGTGACGGCTTGACCACGACCACCGCTGGTGCAGTCGTTCCTAAAGAAGTTATCAATGACGTATTCGATCTAAAAGAATCTGATTACGATCTGGCTAAATACGTCACTGTTAAGCAGGTCGGTACCCCAGTCGGCACCTATCCGATTGCCCTCACTAACAATGGTGTCTTAGCCACAAAGGCAGAACTCGCAGACATTCCAGAGATCGATTCAAACCTATTCCGTGGTGTTGACTACAAGGTCGCTACCCGTGCTGGCAAGATCTATCTGTCTAATGAACTGGTAGAAGATAGTGAAGTTGATATTGTTGCCGAGGTTAAGAATCAACTCAAGAAGTTGGTACAAAACACGGACAACAGTAACATTATCAGTGTTCTGACTGGCAAGTCCACTAGTGGTGACAACTTCAAGCACCTCACTGGTACTGGTCTCGATGACCTCAAGAAAACCTTCAATATTGAGCTAGACCCAGCATTGTCCTTGTCTGTTATCGTCAATCAGGACGCTTTCAACTACCTTGATACCCTGAAAGACAGCGAAGGCCGCTACTTGTTACAACCTTCCATCACGGCACCATCAGGCAAGCAACTATTTGGGGCGCCGGTGATCGTGGTTGCTAACAAAGTATTGCCGACTGATAAGGTGGGCACCTATCGGATCATCATTGGGGACTTTTCTCAGGCAATTTTCTTAGCCCAGAAGAATGAGGTTAATACCCAATGGGAGCGATTCGATAGCTATAGTCAGGGCTTGGCGGTTGTCATCCGCAACGACTATGAAGTGATCGATCCAGACGCTGCCCGAATTGTTGACATCACACCGGTAGCAGCCACGCCAAAAGCATAATTTAGTAGGGGTGTGCCTTAGGGTACGCCCCTATTTTTATAAGGAGATGAGCACATGAGTGTTACCACAGAAGATTTAAAGAAAGCACTGCGCATTAGTCACAGCGAAGATGATGCTATGTTGTCAGCCTACTTGTTGACGGCAAAGCAGTTCGTGATTAGCGCGGTTGACCAGACCCTTACGGATGAAAACTTTGGAGATGATCCTCGTTTTGACTTTGCTGTCTCGTTGTTAGCACAACACTGGTATATTAACCGTGGTGTCGATGGGGCAACGTATGTACCAGATAGCGTTGTGAGCATGATTCAGCAATTGCGAGGTGTTGACTATGCCACTGGTAAATAGCATCAGCCAACTGAATGAACTCATTACTTTAGTGAGCTACACGATGGGTAATGTAAATGGGGTTCCTGTGAGCAACGTCAGGAAAGAGCACTTCACGACATGGGCACTTGTGTTAAGCCAATATTTAAGCGAAGTGAGGGCGTCAGTTGGGACGAAGCTCGAAGATACGGTGACCTTTGTTGTTCGGTATGATCAGCCAGAAACTATCCTTAACTCATGGCGCATTGAATGGCAGGGAAAGCAGTACGACATTGTGAAACTGACACCGGACACAGCCAAAAAACAATGGACAACAATCATAGGAAAACCAGTTGCCAATAAATAAGTATTAACTTATAATTAGGATAGTCCTAGGCGATAAGCGGGCAGAACCGTTTTAACCGACGCACGGCATAGCTAACCGGTGGCGCATTTTATAGACCAAGTCAGATTGATTTCTCGTAGCAAGTGAAGGGCATTCCTCAACCCTCGCTGATACGATAGTCATAGTCTTCCTTGACTTGTTTCATTGTTTTTCATCTAAAGTAGCAATATCATTGGGCAAAGCGGGCAGAGATGCCCGTTTTTTTGTGTGCTGAGAGACGCATTCT